GGTAAAGGTATAGCAGATAGGGCAATTTTAGTCGGAAAATACGAATTCTTGAACAAAAGTATCCAATATTGCATCGCAGACGTAGATAAAAACGCTCCAGAGGTGTTTTCGACGCTAAAACAACCAATAATCACTCCAACTTTAACAAATGGACGCATTTCAGCAGTTTCTATAGTTGATGGAGGAACAGGTTGGATTCCAAATAATATACAAGGAAGAGAACCAGAATTAATTGTTACACCACCTTTAGTTGAGTCTGGAACTCAGGCAACACTTAAGGCAGAATTTACAAATGGTGTTTTAACAGCAGTAAAAGTTGATAATGCAGGATCTGGATACAGTACAGAGAACCCTCCAACGTTCGCAGTTAAGAATGATGAGAAAAGAGAGTCCGTAGTTGTTAAACATATGGCAGGTGTTAAGGAGTGGAGAGGTGATAGTGAGACAATTGTAGACAGTTTACCAACAGGAGAGGGAATTCCATCTGTTACAGCAGAAGAAAGAGCATCTATGGTCGAAAATATCGAAAAAACACCCGAAGAATTCAAATATAAGGTTCCAGATGATACATTTAGGGTAAAAGAAGACCCAAATCGCAATAGAGTTAGTACATTACCGCAAGCAAGATTCACTGCAGGTGCTACACAACCATATAGAGACGCAACAGTGCACACAAATGACTACAAATATCTTAATGATATCGATATTCCACGTGCAAATAAGGATCTTTGGATAAATGATAGAGAAAGAGAGATAGCAGAACGTAAAAAGAACGTAGATGACATCACACAGGACGTAGCAATCAAGTATGATGTGCGTAATGAGATGCTTGTAGAGACTGTTCAAGGTCCAACAAGTGAATTACCGCATGCTTCAGAGTATACAAAGTATATGCTCCGCCAATATAGACCAGATCCGAAGAGAAAAACTACAATTAACGTAACATTAGCATCTACTCCCGTAACTGCGGGATGTACTCACTTTAGTTGTACTGCTCCTGCAGCTCAAACTGGAAGTTCAAGTACTGATCCTGAAACTGGTATTACGACTACGACTACATATACTATGTCAGGTCTTATGGGTGAAGGATGCAAATCATGGACTGCGAATGGTAAATTCGACATGTATAACGACCTAACTGCAGCTGCATTACAAGTAGCACAAGCTACAGCAGCATACGGAAACCCTTATAGTCAATAATTATGCCAGCAGGAGCACCTTTAGGAGCAGCTCTTTATATGGGAGTCTGCAGTGGACATGGAGTAGGTTGCGGATCGTCACACCATCCTGGATTGGGTGGTGGTACACTTAGTCCGTGTCCTCATCCATCTCTAACACCAGCAGTAGTGCCAAAACCCGTTCAAGCAATGAACGCAACTACTATATGGCCACCTACTGCTCAAGCACCTGCTGGACCGTACTTGCGTACTGTGATCATTAATGGTAAAATGCCTATATGTGATCAGGATTTGCTTGTTCCCCATCCAACTCCAGTACAACACACAACTACTTCCGTAGGATTTAAGTGTTTTTGTACTGTAAGTACACCAGCATGGCATTGTACTATTGGTACTGCAGGTGGTAGAGAAGCAGCAGTCGGTCATGCTCGCAAATTAATGGCGACTACAGCAACGGTTTTTGTTCAAAAACTCCGTTTAGGTAGAATGGCAGATCCATTAGGCGATCAATCACCTGCATTTCCATGCACGTCGTTAGTCGCAACAGCTAGTCCAAATGTATACGTAGGAAAATAACCTAAATTATGGCAAAATCAGTAAATTGGAATCCCGACACCTTTGTGGAGGCAAAACCCAAGAAAACACGGCAGGGGAGTGGAAAACATACTAAATATTCCGCAACCAGTCGAAATCATGCGAAAAAACGTACAAGGGGGCAAGGATAATGAGTTTAAAGGAATTAACACAAGCACATCATAAGCAAGCAGAGAATCAACCCTTTGTTGGCATACTATTCAGTGGTCGTTGTCCTCATGAGACATATGCAACTTATTTGTACCAACTTTGGTTGATATATCAAACATTAGAAGATATTGGAATGTCAGGTGGTGTTTTAAACGATCTACCAGATTTGTTAAGAGCACCTCAAATACAACAGGATTTTGATGAGTTATGGACTGGATCTGAACCTCCTACTGTATTGGACTCTGTACACGCCTATAGAGCGTACTTAGATGGATTAAGGCATGAACCAGAGCGAGTCTGGGCACACTGCTATACAAGGCATATGGGAGACCTTATGGGTGGTCAGCAGTTAAAAGCAAGAGTACCTGGATCTGGTAAAATGTTTGAGTTTAATAATCCTGGTGAATTGATAACAAAGATCCGTGGAAAATTAAATGATGGTATGCAACGTGAAGTAGAAACTGCTTATGAATTTGCTACACTACTCTTTAAAGAGATGTGGGGAGTGCATCAAGAAGCACTAAAAAAGCAAAAAGCGTATGAGGAATCATACTCATAGACTAAATAGTATCAGCTATACTATGTAAATGTGACTTATAGGGCATTACCAGAGGGACTGTTTATCGCAAACAGTCCTATTGCTGGTCAAGGCATCTTCACAAAGAAGAGTCTTTTAGTTGGTACACAATTGGGTCTATCTCACCTTATTATAGGTGAAGAAATATTTCGGACACCATTAGGAGGGTTTATAAATCACTCTGATTCTCCTAATTGCGAAAAGTTCCAAGTAGACGATAAATATTATGTAAAGGTTATCAAATCAGTTGCACCTATGGAAGAACTGTTTTTGAAATATACATTTTATAAGGTATAATGGCATTAAAGTCGGTTGGATCTAAAGATCAAAGAACCTCACGGGCATTTAAGGATATTGCTATGGCATTTGGTAAGAATCCGTTTACCGATGATATTAATGCGGTGAAAAATGATAATTCAATTAAATCGGCAATTAAGAATTTAGTTCTGACAACACCTGGTGAGAAACCGTTTCAACCTTTAGTTGGATCACGGGTAAATGATTTATTATTTGAACCATTAGATCCCTTTACAGCTGACGCTTTACAGGAAGAGATAATAAATACAATTAACCAGTTTGAATCTAGGGTAAGGTTGGAAGATGTCCAAGTTCAACCCATTCATAATCGTAATATGCTTAATATTACTATAGTATACCAAGTAGTTGGTCAACCAATTACTGAATCATTTTCCTTTGTCCTACAGAGACCTGAGTAATGCAACCGAATAATTTAACAGCATTAGATTTTGAAGATGTTAAATCTTCAATTAAGTCATATTTAAGGACTCGAAAAGAATTTACTGATTATGACTTTGACGGATCTGGTCTGTCTTATTTGATTGATACTTTAGCGTATAACACTTATTATACATCATTTAATGCTAACATGGCAATGAATGAGGCGTTTTTGCCTTCTGCTACTGTTAGAGATAATATTGTTAATATTGCTAAACTGTTAAATTATGTCCCTAAGTCAGTTACATCATCAAAGGCGTGTCTAAAACTTATTGTACAAACTGAACAAACAAATGGTGCTTATCCAAGTAGTATAACCTTAGGAAAGGGTGTTGTTGCAACTGGTGGTAACTATCTTTGGAATATTCTTCAAGATACTACTGTAGTTGTTAATACTACTACTGGAATTGCAGAATTTGATAATTTGATGATTTATGAAGGCACTATAGTTAACTTTAACTATGTTGTTAATACCTTCGCAAGTCAAATATACAAAATTCCTTCTGAAGACGCTGATATCGATACTTTGAAGGTTAGAGTTAAAGCGAACGAATCTGCGACTGCTTCTGACCTCTATAACCAAGTTGATACTATTACTAACCTAACTGCTAGCACAAGGGTTTTCTTCCTTGCTGAAGGCGAGGATATGAGGTATGAGATAAGGTTTGGTGATGATAGTGTTGGTAGAAAGGTTAAGGATGGAGAAGTTGTTGTTCTTGAGTACCTTGTAACCTCTGGTGATGAGGCAAATGAAATAACTGGGTTCTCTTTCGTTGGAAAGATGACCGATAACTTAGGATTAGGGTATAATGCTGGTGCTGTAGCAACTACTGTAAAAGACAGGTCACAACTGGGATCTGGGGCAGAGTCTCCAGAATCTATCAAATATAATGCTCCAAGATACTATTCTGCACAGTATAGAGCAGTAACAGCACAAGATTATGCTGTTATTACTAAGAAAGTTTATTCTAATGCTGATTCTGTTGTTGCATACGGTGGAGATGCTTTAAATCCTCCAATTTACGGTAAAGTTTACATTGCAATTAAAACTAAGACAGGATCATTACTTAACGATCAAACTAAAAAAGAAATTGAAGCAGATTTAAGAAAATATGCTATGGCATCAATCGACCCTGTTGTCGTTGATCCTGATGAAATCTACATCTATAACAAGATATTTGCTTTATATGATACTGGTTGCGGTTCTAGTACATCAGATATTAAGACTAATGTACAGAATGCTATTACTGATTGGGCTACTCAGACACAGATTAATAACTTTAATTCTACGTTTAGAAGTCAGAACTTTGAAAAAGCAATTGTTATATCAGATAAGTGTATAAGTGACGTTTCACTACAGACTACAATTCTGAAATATATCAAACCAAATGCCAATTCTACCAACACATATTGTGTTTCAACTGGTGGTACTTTATATGATAGTGCTCCAAGTAATGATGGTGGATCTAATGGTGCTTGTAAGAAAGAACCTGTTGTTTTATCAGGAACCTTTAGAACTGCTGATAGACCTGGTATAGATCAACAATTTGAAGATGATGGATTTGGTAAGTTAAGAACCTTCTATAACACTGGTAATAAGAAAGTTTACACTAATGAGAATGCTGGTTCAGTTAACTATTCTACAGGAGAGATATGTTTCGGACCTGTTAATGTAGTTGGTGCAGGAGGTAATGTACCTGATCTAACTAACATATCATTAACTGATGCTACAACTGGTGTAGGAAGCATTATTGATCTAACCCTATTACCAAACGAATTACAAATTCCCGTGCTGTTCATCCCTTCAAACAACTCAACAATTCCAGCATCTACGCCTGGTACCGTTATTAATATTGTTAACCCAGAAATCACTGTTGCTCCAATTGGTACTACACCTCCTGGTACTATACCTCTAAATAGTTTGACACCAACAGTTTTCAATCAGACACCAGTTACTATTACTGTTCCTAATATTGATAACTCTGGCACAACAAATACTTCTAGTTGTTTCTAAATTAGATGAGCAATATCAATAAGGTTTCTCAAGCTATAAAGGCTCAGACCCCCGATTTTATCGAGACTGAGTATCCTCTGTTTAACAAGTTTATACAGTATTACTATAGATCTCAAGAGAAGACAGGATTAGGTCAAAATATACTCAATAACTTCCTTCAATATCTTGATATTGATAAGTTGGACATTGGGATTCTTGATGGTGCGACTAAGGTTGTAGAAGCAATAAAAGCGACAGATGATACGATTGTTGTAGAGAGTGTTGATAAGTTTTTAGAAAATAACGGTTCAGTTTTAATTGGTGATGAGATAGTATACTATGAACGGACTACTCATGCACCTAATATTGCGTTAAGTCCAGGTATTTCTTATGATCAGGTAAAACTTAAGTGGACAGGTCTTGCAAGTCCTCTTGATTCGTTTGATGGTACAACAACACAGTTTCCATTAACATCTCAGGACAGTCCTATTGCTCCTATAACACCACAACATTTGATTGTGTCTGCTTATGGTAAAGTTTTAATTCCTGCTGTAGATTATACTATTAATGGTACTAATATAGTCTTCACAGAGGCTCCAAGAACAAGAATTCCTTCTGATGGTGCTGAACAAACATATATTAACTTTTTAAGTGGTTTTATTGAAAACACAATTGTACCAATAGATAACCTATCTAATTCTTTTGGTGAGAGTAAGAGACAGTTTACTATAACAAGAAGTGGTGAAAGATATGAACCTATTGTAGATGAATATGTTCTTGCCATTTATGATAATAGACTTTTAACTCCTAAAGTTGACTTCTTTATAGATGGAGATCAGTTTATATTCTTAACTGCTCCTCTAAATGGTAGATTTCTATCATTATTTGCTATTGAAGCACCTGTTCCTTCATTTGGATCTGGTGCCATTGGATATGCTCGTATAAGTGACAGTGGTACTCTTACTGATATTGTAACCAATGTTACTGGATCAGAATATAGATTTGAATATCCTCCTAAAGTATCAATTAGTTCTACATTAGGTAGTGGTGCTGCTGCTAATGCTTTAGTTAATGGTGTTAAATCTGTTTCTCTATTGGATGGTGGTAAAGGATATAGTGATAGCAATCCACCAATAGTTCAAGTACAATCTCCAACTAAAACAGGATCAACTCAGGCAAAAATTAAAGCAACTGTTACTAATGGTGCTGTAACTGGTCTTGAAATACTTAATTCAGGTAGTGGGTATACATTTACTCCAAGACTTACCTTTAGACAGCCTGGAGGCGGTAAAATAGCTGTTCCGACCATTACTAATGGTAGTATTGATGGTATTCCTGCCATTACTGATGTGGGATTTGGTTATACTACTGCTCCTACGATATATGTCGATGAACCAACTGGATCTAATCCGATTAAAGCATCATTACGTGCAAACCTTGCTACAGATGGTACTATTGCTTCAATTACTGTACTCAACGCAGGACAAGGATATACAACAGTTCCCAGATTAGCAATTATTGACCCAGTAGGTGCTCAAATACTTCAAACATCTGTTGATGGTGATGGTCGTGTAATTAATATTGAACTTTTAGATGGTGGTAGCGGATATGAGGATATTCCATCTGTATACATTGTTGATGGAAGAACAGATGCACAAGGTAATTCAATAGGTGGTACTGGAGCAACTGCTGTTGCTGCAATCTTTAATGGTAAGATCACTGATATTAATATAACTGCATTTGGAACTGGTTATAGTGCTGCTGCACCTCCATCTATCATTATTCAGACTCCACCTGCTGCAGAAGCATCTGCGGAGATAGGTTTAAAAGAAATCACTGGTTTTACTGTAACACAAGCAGGAAAAGGATATAGTAAAGCACAATTAACAGGTTGTGCTCGTGCTGCATCAGGAATTACTTCATATACAGAAGATGGTAATGCAGTATTTTCTAGTACAACTACTGCTGCTGCAGCTATTGTTAATACACCAGTTAAGTGCTTAGATCAACTATTTGTAAAGAGACTTTTAGACAAATATACAGAACAGTTCCTTCCTGATGTACCTGAACTCGATTATACAAAAATCGATGTTAGAACATCAATTAAGACTATTAAAGACTTTTACTCTGCGAAGGGTACATCTTTCAGTATTGCTTATCTCTTTAAGTTACTTTATGGTGAAACTGTAAGTATTTCATATCCAAAAGATCAGATTATTAAACCATCTGATGCTACTTGGTCTATTGACACTATTTTACGTGCTACTAAGGTTTCTGGTGCTTCTGTTGATATTAAAGATGCTTTATTGATACAAGAAGAGGATATATCAGACTCTAATATTAAAGCAGCGAGTGCTCTTGTAGAAAATTATATTTCAATTAAAACTTCTGAAGTAGAGATATTTGAACTTGTATTGTCTGAAGAGACTATTAATGGTTCATTTACTGTTCCATATAAGACAAAACTTGCTGAGCCATTAAGTGCAACTGATTCAATCATTACAGTTGACTCTACTATTGGTTGGCCAGAGAGAAACGGTGAATTTGTCATAGGATCAGGTGCTACAACAGAACTTGTACAATATAAGGAAAAATCACTTAACCAGTTTATTGAGTGTACTCGTTCAGTAAATGGTGTTGTTGAGGACTGGGATTCTGCTTCACAAGTCACTTCAAACTTCAAAGTTTACCTTAATAAAGGTACATTACAAGAAGTTGTGATGAATGTTGTTGGTATTGTTGATGCACAACAAACTGCTTTGACAGATACTGGATCTTACTACTTACCTGGAGATAAATTAACAGTTTCTAAGTTAGGTGGTACTGGTACTACTCCAGATCTTACAACTTGGTTATATAACGTTAAAAAGTTAATATCAGTTAATACAGTAACCTTTGGTGGTATTAATAATCAGTCTGCTACTCTTACTTGTGCTAATCCTCATGGATTGTTGGTTGGAGATCAGGTAACTGTATATGGTGCTAACCCAATCATCTATAACGGAACTTTCTTAGTCACTTCAAGGGATTCCGAGTATGTTTTCCAGTATAATCTTCCTCAACCTGCAACAGTTATACCTCAGGGTAATATTCTTGTATCTGTTGACCTTAATAAGGGTAAGTCAGATAACAGTGCTGTATTAAATGCTATTGGTTCATATACAACTAACGTACAAAACTCATTCTTTGATACTACTAACACTTACGTTGCTTCTACAGGTATTCCTAACTATAAGATTGGTCCTTTCCCAGGATCTGCACTTCTTCCAGGAAACCAACGTAAATTAAACAGATTTCCTAAATTACCGACTACAATTTCGACTAAGAATGCGATTACTTCTGGTCCTGTTGGAACTTGGGTTAATGGTGTATCAATTTGGTCTTATAAGTCAACTTTATCTAAAACATTTGGTGCTGTAACTGGAATTAACATTACTAATGCTGGTGCTGGATATGATGCTGCTTCACCTCCAGCAATTACTATTGCAGGTGGTAGCGGTTCAGGTGCAACTGCAAATGTAACTGTTGATGGTTCTATCTCTGAAGTTACAGTCACTGCAGGGGGTTCTGGGTATTCATCTTCACCTTTGGTCTCTATTGTAGGTGGAGGCGGTTCTGGTGCTGCTGCAACTGCTATTATTACTAAAGGTATTGTTTCTAGTATACTGATTAATCAAGGCGGTTCTGGATATACTTCCCAGCCTTCAATTACTATTGTTGGTGGTGGTGGAACTGGTGCAACAGGTACAGCATCTGTTCGTGGTCCAATTCAAAGTATTGCTATATCAAATGGTGGTGCTTCATATACCTCAAATCCATCTGTAACATTGAGTTCTGGTGTTGGTGCTGTTGCTCAAGCGATTGTAACTAATGGTAGAATCATTTCTATTGCTATTATTTCTGCTGGATCTGGATATACTACCGCACCTGAAGTTGCTATTCAAGGTCAAGGATTTGGTGCTGTTGCACGTGCTACTATTGATACTGATGGTGAAAATGCTGGTAGAGTTACTGGTATCACTATTGTTAATAAGGGTATCAACTATGTTCAAGGTACTACAATTATCAACTTAACATCTGTTGGTCAAGGTGCTACCTTTACACCTAATGTATTCCAATGGACTTATAACCTTCAAGCAACATCAACGTTTGATGATGCTAAGGGTGCTGTATTTGAAGGATTTAACAATCAATATGGTGGTGAGTATGCTCACTTATCCAATCCTCAGAAATTAAGATATATTCTTGGTGATAACTTATTTGAAAATGCTTCACAACAGATTAAGGAGCAAGAAACTCAATTAGCACACTCTCCTATTATAGGATGGGCATTTGATGGTAACCCGATTTATGGTCCTTATGGTTACTCTGACCCAACTAATCAAGCATCCTCTATTGCTAAACTGAATACTTCTTATAGATTAAAGACTAATTTAGTATATGATGCAACAACTAACCCATATCCATCAAGAACTGCTGGTCCTTTACTAAATGATGAAACTGCTGGTAATTTTGTAGAAGACTATGAGTATGTCTTTGGTTTAGGTGATTTAGATCAGTATAATGGTCGTTTCTGTAAGACACCAGACTTTACGGCTGGTAGATATTGCTATTTTGTTACTATTGACTCTACAGAAGATGGTAATCCACTATTCCCTTATGTTTTAGGACCAAGTTTCAATTCAGTTGTTGATAAATGGAACCTTGTTGCTGATGCAACACAACAGAATATTCCTTCAGGTGTTGTGCGTTATAGAGACCCTTATGAGAACGTTGATATTGACGTTACAAGGACTCCAAACGCATCTACTAATGCATTGACTACTGAAGCAGGTGAAATACTCCTATTTGATGCAGAAGACGAAAATAGAGACGGTGTAATAAGTCAAGATGAGATAGATGATCCAGAACAGATGTTCGAGGAGTCACCTTTACAACTCTTTGATTACTTCCCCACAGTTAAATTTGACTCTAAGGTTGACATTGAAGTTGAGACTATTACTAAGTTTGAAGATGCCTCGGTAACTGGATTTACAGTTGAGAACCCTGGTATTAACTATCAGGTCAATGATAGACTGGTATTTGACAATACAGATACTGATGGTGATGGTGTATCTGCTCGTGTTTCACGTATTAAAGGTGAAACAGTTGAAACTTATAGTTTTGAGAATGTAAGTGGAAGTAACTATGGTACATTAAAGACAAATGTACCTCATAATTTGATAGCTGGCGACAGTGTGTTTATTGATTACACACCTATCATGGATAACACGAACAAAACATTTAAAGTTCGTCAATTCAAAGGTATTGAGCAAATAGTCATTAGTCAAACAGGATCTGGATATAATGAAGAAATTCCTCCAACAATAGTTATTGATGGAGACGGAAGCGGTGGTGCTTTACAAGCGGTTGTTAGTTCTGTTGGTGCTATTGATACTGTTAATATTACTAACTCTGGATCTGGGTATACTGCTAATCCTCGTGTTATTCTAAGTCATCCTCAGATTTACAAGAAGGCAGATTATTACGTTTCTAAGATTGAAAATAATAATTATGTCAAGATTAATGACTGTAAGGTTAATATTAAGAAAGAAATATTCACTTGTGGTAAAACATTAGATGCTGATGGTAATACAGTAGGATTTGTAGCGAAGTTATCTGCTACAGGTGTTAAAGAGTGGGAGAAAACTTTAGAGAGTGCATCTGGTCTAAAATACGTAGAATTTGAAAGATTGTATGTAGATGGAGATAATATTTGGGTAGTTGGTAATAATAAACCTAATAGTAGTTTACTTGATGCATATAACCCTGATATTATACTTTGTAAGTATGTTCAGGCAGAAAACGGTCTTAGTGCAACATTAGGTTTCCAAAAAGCATATGCTGGTATATCTGGTGCTACTCGTTCTGATAATGTAACTGCAATTAAGAAATATTCAGATAGTCGTTATGTTATTGGTGGTTACACTAATACTAACTCTGCTGCACCTTATGATGCATTCATTGCTACTATTGATACTACTGGTAATTTCTCAGTTAAGAGAAAGTTAGCTTCAGCAACTGCTAATGAAAAAATTACTGATTTGATTATTGATGGTACTGATCTATACTTCACAATGGAAGTATCATCAACAAGCAGTTCTCAGGATATCAATCAGTGTGTAGGTAAAGCAACTATTGGTACAAGTGTTATTGAAATTGCATGGATTAAAGAGTATAGTAATGCAACATACTCATTCTTAGATTCTACTCTCTGTATTGATGAATTTAAGGAAATTTATCTTACTGCTTCTTGCAGAATGAAGAGTGATGATACAACTATAGATAGTTTCTGGGTTGGTAAAGTTAATTCTACTGATGGTGCTTTAATCTGGAATTATCGTTATCTTGCTCCAGGTAGAGAAGTTCATGTAGTAGATTCATCTGAAATTGATTTATTTGGTGATCTAAACATAGCATTTACAAGAAAAGATAATGTAACTACTCAGACAACTGTAGATACAGTTAAGATTGGTTATGACGGTAAGATCAAGAATCATACAACTAATAACTTCAATTTAAACAATATTGAAGGTGTAACTGCACTTGCACTTGATGTTGATGAATCAGGTGATGTTCATGTATTTGGTCAAACTCAGTGGAATAGAAACGAGTGTATATTTGATTTTGCTAATAATGAGCAAGTTGATAGAACAGGTCATTATACTCTGACATCCGTTGGTGCTACTAATGCAATAACCTATACAGGTAACCTTGCTAAGATCTATGGTTACAATCCTGCAGGTTCTAATGCTACTTGGGTTAATTCTTACTTAAGTCTTCCAAGTGCTACATTAGGAACTAAACTTGCTGGAGATTGGACTTTAGAGTTCATGGTCTACAAGAATGCTACTGAATCACAAACTTTATCTCAAACTGCTCAAACTCTATGTGGTATTGGTGGTGCAAGAGATGCTACTGGTGGTCTATGGTTAGGATATGATAATAGCAGTGGAGAATTGCAATTAGTCATTACTAATAGTACAACACAACTTATAAACGGTTCTGGTCAGTCATCATCTCAAACAAACATGTATGCTGACAATTCTTGGCAGTTTGTAGCATTGACTAAGAATGGTAATGAATTTAAAGCATATATTAATGGTATTGCAGTAATTACTGGTACATTATCAGGTACTTCTCTTGGTAATAAGAATCTATATATCGGTAACCAAGTTGGTTTTGGTAGTGGTGCTACTGACTTTGCTCAGTCTAAGCAAGGACAGTTCTATGTTGATAATATTAGACTAAGAAATAGATTTGTAACTCCTACAGTTCCTACTGACGTTGTAACATTACCACCAACTGCAAGTTATAGTCAGACATTTGACTGGGTAGATGATGCATGGTTTACTAATTATCTGAATCAATATGATAATATTGATTATGTTGGTTGGGGTATTAAAGTTGATAAGAATGCTGAATCTGGAAGAATCGGAACTTATAGTGAGAGAACTAATACTAAGGTAGGATTTGTTAGAACTGCTGTAACTCCTGTTACTGGTTCTGCAATAACTGTTTCTGCTACTGGATATAGTTTAGGTGATGCTGGTTTACAGACTCTTGACTTTGATGATACAACTACTACGATGTCTCAGGATACTGAGAATCTAACTTATACTCAGGATATTTGGGGTTCAAGAACTGCTACTGTTCCTTCTCCAGGTTCACAGAAACTTAAAGTATCTGCTGTAGTTAAAGACAGATATTACTTTAAAGTTACTGATACTGTTAAGATTGATAATATTCAGATTCTTACTATTAATCAGGCATTTAATTTCACAGTTGGTGCTAAATTACAACTTTATACAGGATCTACATTCAAAAATAGCGGTTATATCATTAGAGTTGATAATGATAATAATAAGATATACGTTGCTGTTAATAATAACCTTTGGTCAGATGATCTTAATACTGGTCAATTAAGTACAGTTCAGTTTAGTGAGCAGTCTACTTATAACATTGTTGGACCAATTCCTAATGATATTAATGAGATAATAGGATATACCTTTGCACAGGTTGTTAATCAAACTCCTGGAACCTTTATCATTCCTCTTTCAAGTTATCCTTTAGAAGTTGGTGGAGCTAATAATCTACACACATTTGCAACATTCAAACCATATAGTGATGCAGATTATTCAATAAGAATTGATGAAGTCTCTGGTAGTTCACCATATATTGTCGGATCTGTTGTTACAATTAATTCAGGCGATATTTCTTATAATTCTGATTATTCTCAAGCAACAATCGTTAATTTAACTGGTGTTCTGAAGATCACTTTAGTTGCAAATCTTATTAAGATTCTTCAGGTAACTGCGGTTGCTAATAGTGATGAAGTTTATGTAATTACTGCTACTAAGCATTACCTTGAAGCAGCACAAATGCTTTATGTTGATGGTAACCCATCACGTACTGTTGGTGGTGTTGTATATGATGAGTATGATGGTGCATTCCCTGTTGATACTGTTGTAAGTTCACTTGAATTTACTTACAAATTACCATCAGCAGCAATAAGTGATCCTGAGACTACCACTCCTGGTAATGTTAACATATTTGTTAAGTCTCCTGTGTTGAAGATGTATTATGGTCACCAGTATCTGTTTGACCTAAGTCACTCTTCATTGGTTGGGGGTAACCTATCATTTGCTAAGGATAACCTTTATAAGTTGGAATATTCATTCAACTCTATTGAAAGAATTGGTACTCCTGGTGTAACTGGTCAAGGACAACCTACACCTACAGTTAAATTGAAAGTTGATGAGAGTGTTGTTACAAATATTTCATATTACTTTGACCCATCAAGAACTGGAGATACTTCTCCTGTAATTCCTGGTAGTTACTTAGATGTTGTAGATTCTCCATATAAGGGTACATTCCAGATTAGTTCTACTGCTGGTCAAACTATTACTACTGGACCTGATATATTCAAATTCCCTCTACTTAATGAGCCAGAAGGTGCTGCAGATGTAAGTAGGACAACTTATAGTACAAGTTCACTAAAAGCTGTTGGTTCTATTAATAATATCCGTATTGTTAACTCTGGTGGATTCTATACTAAGTTACCAGTTATTACAGGTATTGTATCGACAAGAAAGATTGAAAGAATTCAAATTAATGCTCCAGGTACTGAATATGCTGTTGGAGAATACAATAATGTTCCTATTGCTGGTGATGGAGAAGGTGGATTAGTTTCTATTACTGTTGATAATGGTACTGATGATGAAGGTACTACTATTCCAGGTCAGATACAGAAAGTTGAAGTTATTGATCCAGGTAAAGGATATACTACTGCATCTATTGATATTAACTCTATTTCTGGTATTCTTGGATCTGGTTTAACTGGATCTGGTGCTGAACTTGTAGTTGTTATTCCTTCTGCTGGTTCAGGTGCATCTATCTTTACTAAAGGTACAAATGTCGGAAAAATCAAAAAACTTAAGAATAATAACTTTGGATATGATTATCCTCATGACTATACTTTACGTCCTGAGATTACCTTCCCGATTAACGCCCAGTTAACATCTACAAGTATACTTTCAAGCATTACAGTTACCGACCCAGGTTCTGGATATTCTTTACCTCCTGCTGTTGTAATTACAGGTGGTGGTGGAACTGGTGCTGTTGCTGAAGCATTCATTAAGAATGGTCGTCTTGACACAATTATTGTTAAGGATCCTGGTGCTGGATATTCATCTACACCAACTATTAGTCTTAAGTCATCATTCAACTATGTTGTTAACCTTGACTTAGGATTACTACAGTTTGCTTATCCTCATGGTATTACAAATGGTGCTGCCGTAACAGTTACAGTAACTGATACTGGAGATGGTGCTGATTTCCCTCTTGCTGCTGGTGCAACTGGTAGATTAAATGCTTCTACTACTTACTATGCTATTGCTGGTGCTGCAAACTCATTAGAAGGTGATCAGTTAAAACTTGCTATTACTGCTTCTAACGCTGCTCTTGGTGATGCTCTTTCCTTCGTTAACGCTGGTGAAGGTCGTCAGAGTGTGTTAACTGAATCATTCGGTGGTGGTGCTACTGCTAATGTTATCACTTCTACCTTCTTAGAAGGAGAATTAATATACCAAGGAGATACCTTTGAAACTGCTACAGCAAGTGGATATGTATCTACAAACTCTGGTTGGCAGGTTGGTCCTCGTATTATTAAGATTGTTGATTATACTGGGTCATTTGCTGAAAATGAAAAAGTTACTGGTGTTATTTCTAAGTCTTCAGGTACTATCAGTGATCTGAAGATTGCTAAAGGTGTTCTTGAAATTGGTTCTATAACCAAAACAACAGGTCAGTTTATCGATGATGTTGGTAAACCTTCCGAAATTATTCAAAAGATTCAAGACTCTTATTATTATCAGGACTTCTCCTATGCTGTTAAATCTGCTGTTTCTATCAGCGATTGGAAGGAGATCCTTATCAAGAACGTTCACCCTGCATCATTTAAGGTATTTGGTGAATTAAACCTTAATGAGTATGGATTTGTTCCTAACAAAGAGACATTCTTCCAGTTAACTAAGTCTGTTGAACTTGCTCAAGAATCAATTGTTCCTAATATTCAGAACTTTGCTCTTGTTGAACCAATCTACTCTGACTTTAACAATACTGAGGTATTATTCAGACAGAAGAGACTAACATCTTCTGAGGATATTCTTACTTCTGTTGTACAACGTGTTGATGATATTTCTACATTATTCGATGGAGAAAGAATATCATTCCCTCTAACTGTTGATGGTTCTAACGTTGTTGCAAACGCAAACCAGTTGATGATTGTATTGAATGGTGTTGTACAGAATCCTAAGACTGCATTTAGTATTCAGCAAGTCTCTATTGTATTCTCTGAACCACCACAACCTCCAGCAAGTGTTAAGTATGCAAATATATCGATTTCCCAGAAGTCTACAGTTGCATTTACCTTTACTAACCAGAGTGGTATTTACCCATCATTAGGTAATATATTAACTGGTATATCATCTGGTGCAAAGTTAACTGTAACAACAGTTGTTGGTACTACAATCAATGGTTATATTAATGAAGGAACCTTTATTATTGGTGAATTATGTAATGTTTCTGCTACAGGATTCAATGCTAACTTAGCAACTAATACTGCAGTATCTAACATTGGTTTATTCACATTTGGTGAGCAAGTAACCAATTTAACTGGAGACACTGCAAAAGTTGAGCAAATTAACCTTGAATCTGGTGCTGAAACTCCTCTTGCTAAGGTTCGTTATACAATCGGTCTTTCTACAGTATCATTTGAAGTAGTACCTACATCTGGTGCTGCTGGTCCAGTTCCTGCTGGTACATTCACTGCTACTAAGAACTATCAGTTTGGTTCTGAAATATTCAGAGTTGATACTATTACTGATGGATCTTCATCTACAACTCTTGCAGTAACAAGAGCACAATTAGGTACGACTGCTCAATCTGTACAAGAGAATACTCCAATTTACGGTACAGACATTAGCGTTACTAATACATTAACCCTAAGTAAGACTGCTGGTACTTATAAGTCAACTCCTGGTTTATTTGATATCCAATTGAATGATGTTATTCTTGGTGCATCATCTGGTGTTGTTGCTACAGTTACTGCAACTGCAGCATATCAAGATCCTACAACTCAAGAATTTATTGGTCAGGTCAATATATCTGAAGGTTCATCGTTCTTTGGTTTACTATTCAACAGAATTACTTCTCAGACTTATCCAAACGTTGTATTAGACGATATTTCTAAGTCACAAATCAGTGTTGTTAACTTTACTGATAACTCTACTGCCTTTGACTCAAGTTTCCCTGCTAATGAGCGTATCAATAACTATACGATTCCTTATGATAATGCAGTAGGAACTCTTGCAGAAAATGAGAATATTCGTAACTATAAGATTGAATATGGTAATAGTAATGGTGATTTCATTGCTGGAGAAGATGGAAGAGTTAGAAAACTAAGTTTCACTGATAGTCTTGGTACAGGATTCTTTAATACTGGACAAGTAATTAGAACTAGAGATACTAAAGCTGAGGTTATTGGATTTAACCAAGCACGTAATATTGTATATCTTGGTAAGATTGGTAGATGTCAAGCAAGTGGTGCAGATTATTATGATTTTACTTTTGAAAATGCTGCTGCTATCGATACTGCACAGAAGAAGTTTGGAACAGCATCTTTAGAATTTGCTGCTGCTGATTATATTGTTAATGCATCTACTGATGAAATAGCATTTGGATCTGGTGCATTTACTGTTGAAATGTATATCCGTCCTGCTACTGCTTCAGTAAGTGGTACTGCTGATATATTTGATACAAGAGCAAGTAGTGCTAATGAAGTTGCATTTAGATTATACTTAGAGGCAGGTCAAGTTCGTGTAAATGTTAACAACTCTGACCTTGTAACTTCAGGTGCAACAACAATTTCTGCTAATACATGGACTCATATTGCATATGTTAAGTCAAGTACAACTGGTAAGATCTATATTAATGGTGTTGAAGCTGGAACTGGTACTGACAGTACAACTTATGTTGCTAAACCAATAAGAATTGGTGCTGATTGGAATGGTGCTAATGGATTTGTTGGACATGTTGATGAGGTAAGAGTTTCTACAACTAACCGTTATACTGGTGCATTTACTCCTGTTGCTGGTATATTCCAAGGTGATGCTAATACAAAACTATTACTTCACTGTGATGGTAATGATGGTGTAAATTATATTGATGACTGGTCTGGTGTTGAAGGATTTACTCAAGGTGAATTCTTTAATAATGATGCTATTCTGGCAACTGTAAGAGATGTTGCTGGTAAGCACATCTATAATGGTAGTACTTCAACTAATGCTATTACCATAACTGCTAATAGTGTACAGAAAGATGTAACTGATGCTACCTATGATCCTAATACAGGAGACTTGGTATTAACTATTGGTTCTCATAGTTTCACAACCAGTGATACTTTGAAGATCGGTGCTAACAAGTTATCCTTTACTTGTGCTAAGGACAATCATCAAACCTCTCATACATATCCAAGATTAACTGACCCTGCATACGATACAACCCTTGCTATCACTGCAGTCTCAGGCACAACACTTACTGTTAATGTTGGTATTGCCAATAACGGATTTAATAAGAATACTCAGAGATATATCAATGCTGGAGATTTAGTATTATCTAACTTAGACTTCATTTCTCAAGAAGTTGTATATTTGATGAAGAAGAGATTCCCTAACTTCACTGTTAAGGGTGGATCTGTTAACTGTGCTGATGATATTGTTGATGTATTGAAGAGTGTTGTAAGTGACATCCGCAATGGTAGTAATAGTAATATCTGGGATGCTTCTGCATTCTATGTTGATAGAACTACTACTCCTATTTCATTAAAAGAAATTAAGAATGAAGTTACCGAGAGTATCTGGGCATTCCAGAAAACTCAAGAAATGGTTCAGTATATTGGAACCAATACTCTTTGGGAAGTTCAAGGTGATCATGGTTTAACTCAGGTAACTGATACAACTATTACTGATTCCACAACAACTTCATTCACACAACTTACTCCTACAGATGCAGTATATGACGCTGCAACAGGAGAATTAACCTTAACCAAGTCTTCTCATGGTATTGTAGGTGCAACGTCTCTTACAGCATCTAATGCAGCATACGTAGCGAATACTGGTGTACTTACTGTTACGAGTAATAGTCATGGACTTTCAAATGGCGATAGAATCAAACTTGTCGATAACTCACTCACTTTTACGTGTAGTATGGACCAAGATAGGTCTGAACATACCTATCCCAGAATATCCGACGAAGCAAGTTCTGGATACTTAGCAGTATCTGGTGTAACAACTAACACATTCAATGTTAACGTTGGTGTATCACCAATCAAGAGTTTCACTCCAACATCATCTACTTACGACCCTGAAACTGGTTGGTTAAAGTTAGGTATTGGAGATCATAGTTTAGAAGTAGGAACCAACATCAAGATTGCAAATAACTCTCTGAAGTATTTGTGTGCTATGGGTGGTACTACAGAGTATAAGACTTATCCAAGAACAACAGATCCAATTTACAATGATTCTGTTCCTATTGTAAGTGACGGTGTTCATAGTACAGCAACTAATGCAAGTTATACTCCTTCTACAGGTGCTTTAACAATTACTTCTGGTACTAATCTTACACCTACACTTGCTTCATATGTTGCAAAATCAGGTGTATTAACATTAACTATTCCTAATCATGGAATGGTACTTGGTGATAAGGTTAAGATTGAAGATGGTGCAATCACATTTACTTGTGATATGGATGATAATGCTACTCTTCATCCTTATCCAAGATCATCTGATCCTCTAAGTGGTGATTTTATAAACATTGCAAATGTAACAACTAACACCTTCGATGTTAATGTTGGTGCTTCACCTTTAGTATCATTCAATCCAACAGCAGTCACTTATACTCCTACTTCAGGTGATATGGTGATGACTATCGGTGCTCATAATTTGACCGTTGGTACATCTGTTAGATTTGAACCTGAGTCTTTAACATTCACATGTACTAAGGATAGTAATGCTACTGAGCACAAATATCCAAGAGTAACTGACCCTGTATATGATGCTGCGACGACAATTACTGCTGTAACTTCAACATCAATTACTGTTAATGTTGGTCCTGCTAACGATGCAACTGCTGGTACTCATACTTTTGTTGCTAAAGCAGGTACTTTAACTCCAACTTCTGTTACTTACAACCCAACAAACGGTTTATTAGCATTTACAGTTGCTGGTCATGGAATGTTAGCAGGACAGAAGATTAAGATTGCTGATAATTCATTAACATTCACTTGTGGTAAGGATAACAATGCTACTAATCACACTTATCCAAGAATTACTGACCCAATTAGCAGTAAGTTTATTGATATACAATCAGTAACTACAAATACATTCACTATCCAAGTTCTTGATGTAGTACCTTCAACAAATACTACAACTCATAGTTTCGTTTCTGCTGCTGCCAACTGCGTTACAAGAGCAGTTGTAACAACTGGTGGTGATTATGCTCATACATTCGTAAGTGCAAGAAATAACAGTGTTCTATCTGATAAGCACGGTTACTCTGTTGGTGATAAGATCAGAATTGCTGAGAAGTCTCTAACATTTACATGTGCTAAAGATAATGATGAGACTGAGCATTCATATCCAAGATCAACTGATCCATTCTATAGAAGATGGTTAAGAATTGATTCTAAGACTGATAAGACATTTACTGTTAATGTTGGTATATCTCCAGATAAATCTGCTCATACATTTAAGTCTGCATATCCAGGTGGTATTGTTAAGCAAGATGGATCTATTTCAATTGATGTAGGTAAGTCACCTACTGAGAAGCATGATATGTCCAATGCGACATTTGATCCTTCAAATGGTAACTTAGTATTAACACTGGGTTCACATAATTTACAAGTTGGTCAGACTGTTAGACTTGCTGATAGAGCATTAACATTTACATGTGCTGAAGATAGTAATGCATCTAACCACTCTTATCCAAGACCATTTATAGATGAGTTCACACCATCTACTGCGACATATAGTGGCACAACAGGTCTTTTAGTATTCACAGTTAACTCTCATGGTGTTAGAGTTGGTGATTGGATTAAGTTAGATGATAATTCACTCACATTTACATGTCAGTTAGATAATAATCAGACTAACCATACTTACCCAAGATCAACTGATCCAGTTAGCGGTAAATGGTTGAAAGTCTCTGCTGTAACTACAAACACATTTACAGTACAGGTATTACAGAATATACCTTCTACTAATACTTCTACTCATGTATTTGTATCTGCTGTTACTAACTGCATTAAGCAGAAGAGAGATAGAGCATATGATGCTCCAATTTCAATTGCTGCTGTAGGTACTTCTAATAAGACTGCTACAGGTGCTACCTATGCTCCTACCACTGGTGTTCTACAAATCACAAGTAACGGTCATGGATTGACTGCTGCTTCACAGATTACACCTACTGCTGCTGCATATGTTCCTGCAACTGGTATGTTGACTTTGACAAAATCAAGTCATGGATATACTAATGGTGACAGAATTTTAATTACTGAAGGTGCTTTAACATTCAGTTGTAATAAGGATAATCATGAATCACAACATTCATATCCTCGTGCTACTGATCCTTCATACCTCAAGTGGTTGACTATTGGTAATGTAACTACAAATACATTTGATGTTAATATCGGTATTGCAAATGATCAATCTACTCATGTATTCATATCTGCTACAACTAATGGTGTATTGAAGGCAAATAGTCAAGTTAAATTTGACGCTGATTCATTAACCTTTACTTGTACAAGAGATAACAACGCAACAAACCATACTTATCCTCGTGCTACTGACCCAGTTGCTAACGAATGGACTCCTATTGTTGCTTCAGCAACTAACACATTCGATGTTAATGTCGGTATTACTGGATTTGGTGACTTTGCACACACTTATGTAAGTGCCACATCTAACGGTATTAAGGTTCAGGATGGAACTATTACTTTGAATGTTAATACTTCTTCCAACACTACTACTCACGCATTTGTTTCTGCTCTTTCTGGTGGTCTGATTGCTGGTGGTAACTACGATCATACATTCATTGATGCTAACAATACTTACACTCCATCAACTGTTTCATATACAGCATCCACTGGTAACATGGTATTGACTGTTGCTGATCATGGATTTAAGGTTGGGGAGCATATTAAGATTGCTGATGGTGGAGTAACATTCACATGTGCTGAGGATAGCAATGCAACAAACCATGCTTATCCAAGATCTACAGACCCAATTAGTAATAGATTTGTTCCAATTACTGCTGTAACGACAAATACCTTTACTATCAATGTTCTACAGGGAACATCACCAACTAATACTACAACTCACGCATTTGTATCTGCTACTACTGGATGTATTACCAGATCTGTAGTAAGTACTGGTGGTGACTATACTCATACATTTGTATCTGCAAGATCAAATGGTATTCATAAGATGGGTACAGCAATTAAACTTGCTCCTGATTCATTAACCTTCAGATGTCATATTGATGGTAAGAGAACAGATCATGCTTATCCTCGTATTACAGATCCTGCTTACAACTCTGCTTTAAGAGTAAGAAAGGCAACAACAAATACATTTACTGTTGACATTGGTAAGTCACTTGCTGATACTGTTGATCAACCATATACTCCAACTGCTGCAACTTATGATCCTGCTAACGGAAACTTAGTATTAACTATTGGACAACATGATATAACAGATGATGATAGTGTCACTATTGATGATAATTCATTGACATTTACTTGTGCAATGGATAATAATCAGTCTAATAAGACATATCCTCGTACTAATTTTGATGAGTTCTCTGCAAAACCAATACCTGTTGCTTCTGTTGGTACTACAAGTCTTACACCTTCAACTGCTAACTATGAACCTACAACTGGTATTTTAAGAATTACATCTGCTTCACACGGATTAGTTGCTGGTGATAGAGTTAAGTTTGATACTAACGCAGTAACATTTACTTGTGCTCAAGATAGTAATGGTTCTAACCATTCTTATCCAAGAGTAACTGATCCATCTTCTAACAGATGGTTAGACATCTTTGCTATTACTGCTGATACATTTGAAGTTAATGTTGGTATTTCTTCTAATATAACTGCTCATACATTTGTATCTGCTACTTCTGGTGGTGTTAAGAGGCAAGATGGAACAATAACTGTTAATGTAAATCCTGCAGGAACTAATGCTACATTTACTCCTTCTGCAGCAACTTATGATGCTTATACTGGTGATATGACTCTAACAGTTGGTAGTGGTCACGGTATGAGTGTTGGATCAAGTATTACAATTGCAAATAATGGATTAACATTCAATTGTACAATGGACGGAGGATCTTCTAATAAGACTTATCCTCGTTCAACAGATCCTTATGGCAACCTTAAGTCTATTCCTGTTAAGCATGTAGGACATACACATGCTACACCAACTAATGTTTCATACACTCCAGCATCGGGTGCTATGACAATCACACTTGCTAATCATGGATGGTCAAATGGTGATTGGGTAATGATGTTGGATGGTGCTTTAACCATGACATGTGATCTTGATGGTAATCAAACAGATCATGCATATCCAAGAGCAACTGATCCTTATAGTAATAAGTGGATGCAAATATCAAATGTAGCAACTAATACATTTGATGTTAACGTAGGTGTATCTTCTGATACAACAACTCATACATTCAAGTCATTTGCTACAAAGGGACTTAGAAGAAAGACTGGTGTAATTACAGTTAATGTTGGTACTTCACCTATTATTGGTCATGAAGTATCTGCTGCATCCTTTACTCCTGCTTCTGGTGTCTTAGTTCTAACAATTGGTGATCACAATCTTACAGTTGGTACATCTATCAGAATTGCAAATAATTCTTTAACCTTTACATGTGCTCAAGATAGTAATGGTTCTAACCATTCTTATCCTCGTGCAAATGGTCAAGGTGGAGCATCTGCTGACGATCCAGCATATAACGATGCTGTTAATATCACTGCTGTAACAGGTAACACAATTACAGTTAACGTTGGTACATCTTCTAACACAACTGCTCATACATTCGTTAGTGCTAATAGCGACTTTACAGCAACTAATGCTGCTTACAATCCAACTACAGGTGTAATGACCATTACTGTTGCAAATCATGGATTTGTCAACGGTGAGAAGATTAAGATCGCTGATAATTCACTATCATTTACTTGTGCTCTTGATGGTAACACTGTAACTAAGACTTATCCAAGAAAGAGTGATCCTGTTAGTGGTAAGTGGGTTACTATTTCTGGAGTTACTACAAACACATTTGATGTTCAGGTTCTTGATGCAGTACCATCAACTAACGTTATGTCTCACGCATTCCAGTCTGCAACTGCTAATGGAATCAAGAGAGCAGTAATTAGTTCTGGTGGTGACTATACTCATACATTTGTAAGTGCTACAACTAACGCTGTATCCTTCTTACCACAGTCTGTACATACATTTGTAAGTGCTAATTATGGTGCTGTTAAGAAGATTAGAAATACTCATCAGTTAGTTTCTATAGCAAATAATGCTGTTACAGTATTAGATTACAACTGGTCAGATTGTACAGATGTATACACAACTATTGATAACCTAATGGATATCTTAGTTGATACTGTCAATCAGGCAAATCTAACTCCTGCTATAGATCATTTAGCAACTGTTACTAAGTTAACTCCTAAGCATGAATTCCTTGGTGGTAAAGTTAGTGCATACTATGAGGTTCCATTCCCAGTTTCTTATCATGATGCTACTAACGATATCATTGTTACTAATCAAATTGATGAGACTACACGTAACAGATTTAGAGATGCTGCTGCATTAATTCGTTCAAATACTGGTCCTATCGTAGATAAGACATCTCACGATATGCTTACATTATATCCAGATCTTGTTACTGAGATGCCTCGTAACGTAGCTGGTAGCACAGATGGTACTTTACAGTGTAAGACTGACTTAACATTACTTCTTGAACAGTTCTGTAAGGATATTGAAGATGGTGGTAACCTCAACAGTACCAATGTTGCTAAGTTCTATCTTGGTACTAATGATGTACTACTACACATTAGATTACAAGTATTCCAGTCAATCTATGCACATAATCGTCTTGCATACTACATGAAGCAAGCAATTTTGGGTGATCTAACTTATGACAATACTGATGATATTATTGTTGGTGATTGGGGTATTACTCAAGATGGTGGTGGATGTGCAAACGTTCAGAGTGCTATCGATACTTTAGTAACTCAAGTTAATGATATTATTGCTCCTACATCTAATGATTATGCGATTGCTGCTGATAGATTATACTTCAACAGGAAGTATATGGCAGAGGAGATTACAGGATTAATTACACAAGAATTTACTTATGTACTGAATAGTGTAAACTATAATGCACATACTTATCCAAGTGGTGCTTTAGGTGAAGGTACATGTCAGAGAGATATTAAATTAATCATTCTTGGTATGATTTCTGACCTTCAGACAGGTGGTAATAATAGCACAATTGCTGCTATGGAAAACTACTTAACTTCTGCTGGACAGTTAAATCATATTGAAACTGAACTTTTAGCAACAGTTTATGGTATCGAACAGATCAAGATTATTGGTGAGCATGCAATTAGAAATCGTTTAGTTGCTCTTAATGGAACTCAAACTGCACAACAATATGTTGCTCAACATACAGATGAAGTTCCTTATACAGATGCGTTATCTCCAGTAGCAATTGAAGATGTTGTACGTAGATTAGAAGAGTTAACTGATATTGCAGTTACTATTCTTGCTCCTTCTAAGATGGAAGGTAGAGGTGCTGCTAAGAACTTACTCTATAATAGAAATTACTATAAAGAAGAGATTACAACCTTAGTTAATTCACAGTTTGGTTCTGGTGCTTGGGTTTATAATACATTCATTGATCAGATTGTAGATGATACAGTTCATGATATCATCACAACTGATATGACTAAGACTTCAGTTGCACGTAATATTACTATTAGTGAGATTACTGGTAACTTCAAGGTTGGTGAAACAGTTACATCCGATGGTGGTGGAACTGCAATAGTTCAAGAATTTAATATCGATACAGAATTCTTTGTATGCAGTATTGTTACTGGTACAGAATGGAAGGATAGAGATGTATTAACAGGTAATGATTCTGGTGCCACTGCAACTATTGATGATGCTGGTATTGGTCTTGAGTATAAGTGGTACGATAGTGTTACTAATGTTAAGACCCTTGGTAGTGCAAGACTTATTACTTCTAATGTAAGTGGTCAGATTGCTGGTACTAACTTACTCACTAACCCAGAGCAATTCTCAACTAACTGGACTGGTACTGAAGTTTCATTTACTGATGATGCTTTACTTGCTCCTGATGGAACTCTAACTGCTGATAAGTTAATTGCTTCTTCAACTAACTCAGATCATACAATTCATAGAGTTTATAACCTATCTGCATATGATACGTTTGATGATTCTTCTATTAAGTGGGACGCAGACAATCAAAGATTTGACGAGGGTGCTTCAGGTACATCACCTACACAGCAATACACATATTCAGTATTCCTTAAGAAGGGTGAATATGATAACGCTCGTGTAATGATGTCATTGAACTATGGTACTTCCAGTGTTCAGAATGCATTCTTCGATGTTGCACTTGACACAGGTGTTGTTGGTTCACTATTCACACCTCAAAATGGTGTTACAGGTGATGCTTATGGTGTTGTACCTCTTGGAGATGGTTGGTATAGAGCATATATCACCATAACATTCTCCTTCGGTTTCGCAGCAGTAAGATCACAAGTATATGTCAAGAATGCCTCTGGTGCTCAAACATATGCTGGTAATAATAGTGATGGAATTTATGTCTGGGGTGCTAAACTTAATAAGAATACTTTAGACCCATATGAGTCTCAAGATGCGAAGATCTTCTATTCTGACTCTGAGTACAATATTAAGAATTATGCTTTAGATTTGATGGAGACTTATATGTCTCAGGCACTTAATAATGGTCTAACTTCACCATCACCTAACTCTGGTTTCTATAAAGCATTCTATGATACTGCTGCTGCACATTATAATTCAGATTCAGTAAGTAGAATTGTTAGGTATTGTATTGATATTGTTCGTCAACAGTTAACCGTTGATACATCTTACACCAATTACATTAGTGTAAACGGTGTTTCAACACCAACTAAGACATACGGAACAAGATCAATTCCTCAAGGTGTTGGTGGTGGAATACAAAATGCTGATTACATGTACGGTTTATTAAGTAACACCTACGGTGAACTTGAAAATCTTACCTTGAATGAAGGCAAAATAGTACAAGTGTTCCAAAGATTTAGAATTGATGGTGATATTACAGATGGTCCTTACACTATGGGTGAGGTTGTTAAGAAGCAAGGTGCACCTTCAATTACTGGTGTTGTATATGGTTTCTGGACTGATGCCAACTACAAGTATCTTGATGTAAAGATTACTAATGGTCCTTGGGCAATTACTGATAACATTGTTGGTGATACAAACTCAACAACTGCTCAAATCAGTGCTATTGAAGATAGAATTCATGTTATTGATCTTAAGGGTGTATTTGAAGATAACGTTCCATTCAAGGGATATACTTCAGGTGCTACAGCAACTCCTACTGGATTCCTTAGAAGAGAGGCTGCTGTATTAGATAATACTGGTGGTACTCTAACAGTTGATACTGCAACTCTTACTGGTGAATTTGAAACTACTGCGGTTGTTTATCCAGAGTCTTCCAGACAATATATTGAAGTTGTTAAATACGCTGGTCTTGACATAGGCGTTGGTGCAAGAATTGCATCTAATGGTTATATAAGACTTGGTGTTACAGTCCTAAGTGGTCTTACTGACTTCACTGTTGGTAATAGACTTTACAGAGTTGTATCTGGTATACAAGATCAGAATACTTACGGTATTATCACTTCTATTGATCTTGATAATAACTACATTTACATGCAGGAGTATCTTGGAACCTTCACTAACGGTGACGTTGTAGGTGACTATGGTCTTGGTAATTCTAACCCAATTGGTTACGCAAGTATTAACACTAAGGTTGTTACTGCTGGTGCTGCAGCTGCTGTCGTACAAGATATTAGAACAGTTGGTATTAATAAGAGACTTTATCTTTCAAGTATCGCTGGTACATTTGATGGTAAGGATTCTATTAAAGGTCCAGAAGGATACGCATCAGTTATTGATTCAATCGTAGATCTTAAGGCACGTGTTAAGCGTTCATTCAAGGGATTTGATGGAACTACTACAAACTTCAAGTTAACTCAGCAGAATGGTACTCCATACCTACCAGATCCTGCAGGACACTTACTTGTATTCATTAATGGTATTCTACAACCTCCAGGTGCATCTAACGCATATACAGCGTTCTCTGATACTATTCAGTTCCAAGAGGCACCAGATTTAGGTGCGTCCTTCACAGGATTCTACGTAGGTAAGTTGAGACAGTTGGATGATATTTCATTCGAGTTCGACTCCTTACGTCAATCATTCAACCTCAAGCGTAATGACGTATTCTACTCACTAACGCTAACTGATGGTGTACAATCTTCCACCATACGTCCAGAAAATAACATCATCGTTTCACTGAATGGTGTTATACAGGAACCTGGAATTGGATTTGAGATTGTTGGTTCAAGGATATTATTCTCTGAGATTCCACGTGTAGGTTCAACATTCGTTGCATTCTCATACGTTGGTTCTGAGGCAGACGTTGACGCTGCTGAGGTCGTACCTCCAGTCGAACCAGGTGACTTTATTGATATCCAAGGTGAGACTTCAGACAGAGAAGTTGCTGTTATTGAATCTTCCAACTCATTAATCACCTTCGATTATCTTGGATCTGTATTCGGTTCAGGTGCGATTGCAAATGCAAATCTAACCTCTGGTACAATCAGAGATGTTCAAGTAACCTCAGGTGGATCTGGATATACTACCAGACCATCCGTAAGGATTGACTCTATATCTGGATTTGAGGGTTCTATACGAGCTCTGGTTGGTGTTGCTGGAGTTGAAGTTAGTAACGTTGGTTCTGGATATTCAAACCCAACTATTGCTGTTGAAACATCAGTTCCTGATGATTGGACTGCTCCAGACTTAAGTCTATATGGAGAAGAAGCAGTAGACCCTGAAACACCTTTATAAATAACTAAAAATTGTAGCGAGTAATGGCTAAACAATCATTAAGTCTTGGAACTATTGCGAACGATAATACGGGTGATACCCTTCGTGCGGGTGGAGACAAGATTAACGACAATTTCACAGAAGTCTATTCCGCGTTAGGTAATGGTACAACATTAACTGTTAATACCACTAACCCTGCGACGGGACAGGTCTTACGCTATAATGGATCAACATTTTTACCTTCAGATTATACAAATTTAACTGCTAACTTAGACGTAAATGGAAGTTCTATCATATCAACGTCTAATGGAAACATTAATATCGCTACCAACGGAACAGGAAATCTTACTCTCGGTGTTGGGGGTATTACTAATAGTTTTAATGGTACGACGGGAGATATCGATTTTCCGACTAAAGTAAAGTATAAAAACGAATATGCAAGTTCAGGTGTTGCTCCTGCTGAGGCAGACTATAGAGGAATTTTTTATACTATAAGTGGTGATGACAACCCTTATGTTAATATTAATATCACTGCTGGTGGTGTAGGTAATACAAAAGCAAAACTTTTAACACAATATTCAGGTGCTAATGATTTAGTAGACGTTGATACAACTACTGTTGCTCCTACTAATAATCAAGTTTTAAAATGGGATTCTACTGCAAGTAAGTGGAAACCTGGTGATGATGCATCTGGTATTGCATCTATTAACCTATTTGCTACTGTTGCTGGAGACTCTGGTAATACAACAGCAAATACTCAAACAGATACATTGACTATTGCTGGTGGAACAAATATTACCACTTCTGTTGCTGGAGATACACTTACAGTCGATTTCTCTGGAACTCTAACAACGTCATTTGCTGGTCTAACTGACAGTAACGTTGCTGGTATTACTCAAGGAGATTCGTTATTCTATGACGGTGCTCTTTGGAAACCAACAAGGAGTCCTGTTATTTGGTTTGAATTGAATGCAGTGGGAACTGGAGATTATACAGTCTCTGGACCAGGATTCAATGGTGTTGTAAATGATCCTGCCTTTACGGTATATAAAGGATTTACATACGCATTTGATAACTCAATTCAAGGTGGTGGTCATCCATTTAGGATTCAGAGTACACAGGGTTTAGCTGGAACTCCTTACACTACTGGTCAAAGTGGTAGTGGAACTACAGTATTATACTGGACTGTCCCTATGGACGCTCCTTCTACACTGTATTATCAGTGTACATTACACGCTGCCATGAATGGCACAATTAACGTAGCTTAATATAAATGGCAAGAACAGTTCCTGGTTCTGGTGCCGTAATTGAACCAATTTTTGATGAGATATTTGGAGTTCGTGCGGTAAAGGTAACAAACGGTGGTAATAGTTATTCATCGGATGATCCCCCTCGGTTAACTATACAAGGGTGTGGTACTCCAGATGTTGAAGCATTACTGTACCCTATTATCGATAATGATTCAGGGCAGATAATTCATGTTAGGGTTTTAAATCGAGGAAGAGGATACGATCCTTTAAGATTACAGATCGTTCCTCAAGATGAAACACCAAATGTAGTAGCATCATTTGATGTTAATAAAATATGGCAGTCACATCCAAACTCTCCTACTACTGCTACGTTTGATTTAACAAGTGATACTCCTCCTAAGAAGACTGATAGACTTACGATTGTTGCTGACAATCATCCAAAACCAACTCCACTTGAAACAGAAAGAATTCCTGGTGGTGGTCCTTTAGTCGATAGAACTTTTAATCAAAAATTTATTTACAGGGGTGGTAAAGATGTACCTAATCCTGGAGCAAGAGAAGAACAAACAAATAAAGTAACTGGTGTATTAGCAAATGGTGGATTATTACATACTCCAGAATGGGGTGCTATTAGTAATGTTCCAGTAGGATTTTCTATTGACACTGTTAAGTATGATTATATAAAAAATACAAGTGCCTATGACACTATAGTTGATAGTAACATTCAATATTATCAATCAAGTAAATCTATTAATGAGTTTGCTTTAAAGAATGGTGTATTTGATTGGGGTAAATTACAGGTATTTACTTGGAAGATTAAAGTAGAATTTGATAATATAATGTTAACGGTCAACCAAGTTGATCAGACTTTAGGGGAAGTGGAAGTTGGAAGAATTGTAGATGAGATTGGTGGTAATGCTCAAGGTACAGTTGCTAAAGTAGTAAAAGATAATACAAATCAAGTAACAAGAATATATTTAAGAGCAACCAGTGGTGATTTTGCTGAAGGTGATAAGTTCTTAGGATCTACAGGATTTTCATTTACAGTTAGTGCTGCTCCATATAACTTTGTTAACGGAATATTTTATATTGATTTTGGTGCTGATGCTGCAGAATTTGGTGCATTTGTTCCTGGACAATACTATTTCTCACCAGAAAATATTAAGGTACAAGCAAATTATTTAATTAAATGGGATCAATCAGATCCTACTAACTCTCCTGGATCACATCATACTGATGGTCATCCTATGCAATTCAGTACGACACAGGATGGTTTATTGAATAGTGGTACTCTTTACTATAACAGTACAGGTGCAAGTTCTGCACCATCTGTAGACTATGAAACTGAATTACAACCTCTATTCATAATGAATAGCGATGAAACTAATCGCATTTATTATTACTGTAAGAATCACAGATATATGTCTGGGTATGAAGGTGATGAAGGTTATATGATCTTAGACCCTACTGTCGAAGCACATACACCAGATAACGATTATTACATTACAGATTTCTTTGCTACTGGTCCTGATTATTCAAGACATGTAGATGGTCACTCTAAGATATTGGGTATGTCCTATGATGGATATCCAATTTATGGACCTTGGGGATACAATGCTTCTGGTGCTGTTGCTAGAGAGGTATCTGGATATAGATTAAGAACTGGTACAGAAGTTCCAGGTGCTCGTCCTGAAATAACTACTGCAACTACAGTCACTTATGTTGTTACTGTATCAGGTGGGCAATTCTTATTTGATGGTGCAAGACCTAACTTCTTAGATTTAAAACGAGGAAAGACTTATGTCTTCCAACAGAATGATTCAAGTAATGATGATCAACCAAGTGTAAACCATCTACTACTCTCTACTACAGAAAATGGTTGGCACTCTACTGGTAATCCAAGTGATTTAGGAAATACAGCATATCTTTATACAGGTCAAGGAGTTAAGTATTATATTAATGGTTCTGAAGTAACATACACGTCTTATATAAGTGGTTTCCAGTTAGCAACTACTAGAGAGATGAGATATACAGTTCCTGTAGATGCTCCACCTGCTCTCTATACTTTCGGATATTCAACAACTAATTTAGGAGTTAGAACTGTTCAGGGTGGTTATATTCTTGGAGATCTAACACAAGATTATATTTGGGATACTTCTACTGGTACTCTTGATGAGTATAATGGTAAATTTGCTGTAACTCCTGAGTATCCAAATGGAACTTTTGCATACTTTATGACTGAGGATGGTTCAGGTAATCCTGTATATCCTTATGCTATTGGTTTAAAATATTACGGTGTTCCTATATTTGAAGGTAGTACAGTACCACAAATGCCATCAGTATTCCCAGAGGGTGCTGAAGGTGAGATTGTATTAAGTACAACTACACCTGGTCAACTTTCTTATATTAAGATGACCCAAAAGGGTGATAATTATTTTGGTTCTGCAACTGCAAGAATTTTAGGTGGTGGAGGTACTGGTGGTACTGGTAACCCTGTTGTACAAACAGTTACTGGTTTATCATTATCCAGTGTTGGTAGAGATTATGCTACCCCACCAACTCTTATATTTGAGGGTGGTGGTGGACAAGGTGCTCAAGGTGCTGCTGAAATTGATAAACTTGGTAAGGTTTCAAGTATTTCTGTTGTAAATCCTGGTGAATATTATCAAGAACCTCCATATATTTTAGTTACTGGTGGTGGAGGATTAGGTGCTAAAGCAAGGGCAACTATCAGTCAGGGTGCTATAACTGGTATTGAGGTTATTGAACCAGGTGTAGGATATACATCTTCACCAAATATTATATTTACAAAACTTGTTAATCTTAAGCGTAAAACAAGAGCAAGACAGGCATTTAACTCTTCTGCAATTTACTTAACTGGATTGGTTAAAGCACTTGGTGCTTCTGATACTAATGTGTATGTTGATTCTACTGATGCATATCCAGGTTCAGGTAAGATTATTGTAGGTACAGAAACTATTTCTTATACTTCTAAATCTGCTGGTAAGTTCTCAGGTTTAACAAGAGGTGTAAACTTCAATTATGATCAGCGTATTGTTCTTGATGCTGGACAGAATAATGCAGATGGTAGTTCAAACTATAAGTTTAATGTTGGTGACAGAGTTATCAGAAAGGTTGAAAACTCAGGTAACAAAGTTGCTAAGGTGTATGACTGGGATCCAATTTCAAGAGCACTGTTAGTTACATTTGAAATTGATGAATTAGCATATATTGATGGTGGTCTACCTTCTACACAAGATGCAATCGTACAGTTTGATGCTGGAGTTGCTGATAGTGCACCAAGTGGATTTGATCCTCACGTTATTGTAGATTCTACTGGAAGTGTTATTACAACATTAACAGTTCCTATTTCATCTATACAAGATAAAGCATTCCAAGATCTTATACCTGCAGGTCCACCAGTTGGTGATGGTATTCCTGATTTGGTAAATACAGGAACAGATTTCCTCAATCAAATTAGTCTTGATGGTGGTATCCATACATCATTATATGGTATTGAAGAAACTCTTGGTGGTCAGAATACTACTCTATTCCAAGTTGGAGACAATATTAAGGACGCAGATATACCATTTAAGTATGCAACAGTTACAGGTGCAGGTGGTCTAAGTGATGGTGTAGATCATACAGCACTTGTTAAAGTATATGTTGAATTGGGTTCAGATAACAACGGACAAAACTACGGTGTTGATGAACTTGTAACTGGTGCTATTTCTGGAGTTAGGGGAACATGTGTATCATGGGATCCTTCAAATGGTATTCTTACACTTAAGGATATTACACCATATAACACAGGTAATATCAACGTTGGTATTGCTGGTTATCTTTATGAATTCTCTCATGATTCATCAATCATTGACTTTGTTATTCAGGATTCTGGTCAAAACTATAGTGCTACTCCATTATTAGAGATCCAAGGTCCAACTTCCCCTGCCACTGAAAGTAGGAATAGTGAAACTATTGCTTGGGGTGGTGCTATGGGAGATATACAAGCAACTGCTACTGTCAATATGACAACTGCAGCAGACCAAGTTGCTTCTATCAATATTACGAATGGAGGGTATGGTTACAAGCAAATAATAGATAACTCCTATAAAGCTCACCCATTCATTCTTTTCACAGATGCATCCAATAATATCTCTGATGGTAAGTTTGCTTCCACTCCTAATGGTGCTATAGCACAAGCAATTTTGGGTGGAGAAAAGATAACAGGTAATGCTGGTGCATCATATAGAATTAAACGAATTGAATATCAAACAACTGTTCGTTCGTAACCAACATAAATAAACAAGAGGACAATAGTCACTAGGACATGGCAGCTCTATTAACTGATCAATTTAGAATTTTTTCGGCGCAAAAATTCATTAAGGCACTTGAAGGTCCAGATGCGACTCAATCCGATACGGCAGCTGGTGCCAATCGTGATAGGGTGTATCTGTTCATTGGAAGACCACAATCATGGGATAATGAAAACTCGCCTCCACAGGCAGTAGATTCATTCTCCGAATTTTCGGGTTCTTATGATGATATGGTATCTTTGAAGAGAGTCCTTGCTTCTGATACCGTACAGGTTGTTCGTAGAATTGACTGGGTTTCCCCAGAACAAACTACTGGTGGACTGGGTTTCACCTATGACATGTACAGACATGACTATTCTCCAAGTAAAACTGCTGCCTCAGGTGCTACTAAACTATATGACTCTGACTTTTATGTTGTAAACTCTCAGTATCAGGTATATAAGTGCATCTATAATGGCACTTCACCCTCTGATCCTAATGGTAAACCTTCTACAGTTGAGCCTACTGGTACTTCTACTTCCATTGTCACTACTGGTGATGGATATCGTTGGAAGTATATGTACACCATCCCAGTTGCTTCCGTCCTTAAATTCTTCTCTAATGATTATATGCCCGTCTTCACTAATGCAGCAGTGAAGACAAATGCTGTTTCTGGTGAAGTTGATACGGTTGTAATTAATGCTGCTGGTTCGGGATATAATAATGGAACGTACGATAACGTTGCTATTAACGGTGATGGTACTGGAGGCCGTGTTTCTATTGTTGTTGATGGTGGTAAGATCATATCTGCTACTGTGACATCTGGTGGTACTGGATATACATTCGGTAAAATCAGTGTAGACAACATAACTGGTATCGGTACTGGTACTGGTGGACAAGTTGATGTTATCATTCCTCCTCCAAATGGACATGGATATGATGCAGTTGTTGAGGTTGGTGCTTTTAGGACCATGATCAACGCTAAGTTATCATATGATGAAGGTGCTGGAGACTTCCCTGTAGATAATGATTACAGAAGAATTGGGTTAATTACAAACCCACTTAAGTATGGTACTGCTGAACTTATATCAGACCTAACGGTTTCTGCTTGTAAGGCAGTTATATTTGCTCCTACATTCCAAGGTAACTATGTTCCTGATGAAAT